CTTGGATTTTAACAAGAGATACTGTTAATAATACACAAATCTATTTACCAGCAACTGGTGAGGTTTGTAGAAACTTAGCACTTACAGATAATATTGCGTTCCCTTGGTTCGCATCAGCGGGTTACACAAGAGGTCTTGTAAATTCAATAAAAGCGAGAGTAAAGTTAACTCAAGAAGATAGAGATACACTTTATCAAGGTAGAATCAACCCAATCGCAACATTTGCTGACGTTGGAACTGTAATTTGGGGTAACAAAACACTTCAAGTTGCTGACACAGCTCTTAATAGATTAAACGTTAGAAGATTGTTATTACAAGCTCGTAAGTTAATTTCAGCTGTCGCGGTTAGATTGTTATTTGAACAAAACGACCAAGTTGTGAGACAACAATTCTTGGATAGTGTTAACCCAATCTTAGATGGTATTAGAAGAGATAGAGGTCTTTATGACTTCCGTGTAACGGTATCTTCTTCACCTGAAGATTTGGATAGAAACACTTTAACAGGTAAAATTTATCTTAAACCAACTAAAGCTCTTGAATTTATTGATATTGAATTCTTTATCACACCAACAGGAGCTTCATTTGAAAATATCTAATAAAAATAAGGGGGAGTTTATCTCCCCCATTTTTTGGCCAACAATGAGAACAACAATAGTAGAGGGATTCAAAAACGACAAAACACCAGATTTAAAATATTATGCTTTTGATTGGGATGATAATATTGTTCACATGCCAACAAAAATAATTGTGAAAGATGAAGATGGTGAAGAAGTAGGTATGAGTACCGATGACTTTGCAGAACATAGACATCATATTGGTAAGGAAGATTTTAAATATAAGGGTCATACAATTGTTGGATTTGCAGAAGACCCATTTAGAAACTTTAGAACTGAGGGTGACAAAGATTTTGTAATAGATGCAATGAAAGCCAAAGAAGGACCAGCGTTTGATGATTTTAGAGAAGCAATCAATAACGGTTCAATTTTTTCAATTATTACTGCGAGAGGTCACAACCCCAACACTTTAAAACAAGCAATATATAACTATATCATTAATGATTTCAACGGAATCAGTAAAGATGAGTTAGTTAAGAATTTAAAGAAATATAGAACTTTTTCAGGAGAAGAGGAGATGTCTGATAATGAGTTAATTAAAACTTATTTAGCTCTCAACAAATACCACCCCGTTTCTTTCGGAGACGAAAAAGGTGCATCAAATCCTGAAGAGGCGAAGGTTCGTGCAATGGATGAGTTTGTGGATTATATAAAAGGAATGGCTGCTGTACTTAATAAAAGAGCATTTCTAAAAAATGATATAGCTAATAAGTTTGTTCCAGGTATGCCTTCTATAGGGTTTTCAGATGATGACCCAAAAAACATAGAAGTAATGAATAAACACTTTAAAAATAAACCAGATAATATAGTTAAGACTTATTCTACTGCTGGAGGAATTAAGAAGGAAGTTAAATAAGAATATTCTTTTTTAAAAACAAAGTAAAGGGAAAAATTTTTCAACACCACTATATTTATCAATTATAAACATAGAAACAAAAATTAAATAATATGGCTGATTTACTAATGAAAATGCCTCTCCCTTATGAGCCGAAACGTCAGAATCGTTTTATTTTAAGATTCCCGTCAAGCTTAGGAATTAATGAGTGGTTTGTAGAAAGTGCTGCAAGACCTCACATTACAATTAATGCTACAGAAATACCATTCTTGAATACTTCAACTTATGTTGCGGGTAGATTCCAATGGCAAACCATTAACGTGGTGTTCAGAGACCCAATCGGACCATCAGCAGCTCAAGCTCTTATGGAGTGGGTTCGTCTGTGTGCGGAATCAGTTACAGGTCGTATGGGATACGCAGCAGGATACAAAAAAGACATTGACATAGAAATGTTAGACCCAACAGGAGTTGTGGTTGAAAAATGGATTCTTTATGGTACATTTATGACAGATGTTAACTTCAATCAGTTGGCTTACAACCAAGATGGTTTAGCTACAATTGCGGCAACATTGAGAATGGACAGATGTGTGTTAGTGTATTAATACTCTTTATAAAAATTTATTAACCCTTATATTTAACCGTATAGACATAAACTATACGGTTAATTTTTTTATATGCAAGACCAATCAAGAGAATACGGACAGAGAGATTTTTCACTTCCACATGACGTGGTACCTTTACCATCAGGTGGAGTGTTCTACAAAAATAAAAAGAAATCATTAAAGGTAGGTTATTTAACCGCTGCTGATGAGAATATCTTAATGGGTGGGGTTGCCGATTTAGCGGTCAACTTATTAAGAGCAAAGGTTTACGAACCAGATGTAAGAATAGAAGATTTATTAGAGGGAGATATTGAAGCAATTTTAATCTTCTTAAGAAATACTTCTTTTGGACATGAAATGGTTGTAAATCTAACAGACCCAGCCACAAGAAAACCATTCCAAACAACAGTTGATTTGGGTGTATTAAGTATTGTAGACGGTCAAAAACCAAACGAAGATGGTACATTTTCATTAATGTTACCAAAATCTCAAACTTCAATTAAAGTTAAACCATTGACCTATGGTGAAATAATGGAAATTGAAAAAATGGCTGATTCATACCCACAAGGTAGAGTCGCACCAAAAATTACTTGGAGACTCACAAAACAAATTGTAGAATTAAATGGTTCGCCCGACAAATCCGAAATTGTTAAATTCATTGAACAAATGCCGATTGCCGATTCCAAATTCTTGAAAAAGTTTATGGATGAGAATGAACCAAAATTAGATATGAAGAAAACAGTAACAACCCCATCAGGAGAATTGCTAACGGTTAACGTTGGTTTTGGGGTGGACTTTTTTCGTCCTTTCTTCTGATTATAGAAAAAGTCAACTAGATGAATTCTACTATTTGTCTAAGTTGTTGAATATCTCTTACAATGATTTTTTACAAATGCCGATTTTTGCAAGAAAATATTTATTGGATAAATGGATTGAAGAAAATAAAAAAGACTGAATTTTCAGTCTTTTTGTATTTATAAGAAAAGATAACATATGGCTGGCGAACAAAATCCTCTTGATTACTTCAAAGAACTCACTGACAAAATTGAGGACTACCGAAAGAATGCGTTGTCTGCATTCTTTACAGATATTACCCGAGCTATTACCGACTTAGATGTTTATGGTGGTGCAATCAATAGGGCTTTCGGTGAAACAAGACAAAGGATTGGAGATATCAAAACCGCCTTAGCCGACGCCACCCCTCGTATTGATAGACTTGGTGGTGACCTTGCATCAGCTCAACAGGCCATTTCAGACATTGCATTAGAAAGTAAGAGGAACGTAATTGCAACAACGGAACAAACAGAAAAACTTTATGCCGCATTCAAAGTTACTAATGTTGAAGTAGGAACATTAGTTAGAAATTTCAGTGATGTGGGTGTTGGCATTAATCAAATGACCAAACAAATACAGGATTCTGTACAATATATTCAAAGTATAGGGGCAAATACAAAACAAGTGTTTGGTGTTGTTACTCAAAACATGGACCAACTGAATCGTTATCAGTTTGAAGGTGGGGTACAAGGGTTAACAAAAATGGCAGCACAAGCCTCATTGTTAAGGTTTGATATGAACACAACATTCAGATTGGCGGATGGTTTATATAAACCTGAAAGAGCGATAGAGGTTGCATCTGCATTCCAAAGATTAGGATTGGCGGTAGGTGATTTAGCGGACCCATTCAGATTGATGAATGATTCAATTAATAATCCACAAGGTATACAAGATAGTTTAGTAAATGTAGCAAAACAATTTACTTATTTAGACGAAAAGACAAAAACATTCAAAATTACACCTGAAGGAGTTATAAGACTTAAGGAACTTGAAGACCAAACACAAGTAAGTGCCGTTGAAATGACAAAACTTGGGTTGGCAGCAAAGGAGGCTGATTATAGACTTTCAGCAATTAGTGCCGTTGGACTGAATGTAAATGAAGAAGATAAACAATTACTTTCTAACATTTCAAGAATGGGGGATGGTGGTGAATATGAGATAAGTGTTAAAGATAGTGAAACAGGAGAAAGACGTTGGGAAAAACTTACAAGTGTTAATCAACAACAATTAGAAGCAACTCTTAAAGAACAAAAAGAAGGACCAAAGACGTTAGAAGACATTGCTAGGTCTCAGTTAGATTATAGTGAAATGGTTGCTGGTGATGTAAGAGCAATTTACCATGGATTTATGTATGGATTCGCAAGTAACCAAACAATCAACAAAGAGGTTGAAGGTGGAAGAAGATTGACCGATGCAATTACAGGTACTCTTTCTGATTTTTACGGAAAAACAACCAGTGGAAGACAAATGGCGACAACGGCAATTGCTGACTTCAAACAATTTTTCAAGGATATGAACGACCCCAATAAAGGTCTTAGAGAAGCTAGTGCGACTTTACTTGAAACTGCTGATAAACAATCACAAAAATTTGGTTCAGAATTTAAAGAAGGTATTTTGAAGGCTCTCAATCAAATGAGTGATAAGCTTAGTAACGACAAATCTGCAACAGAAAAGGGGGGGAAAACTTTAATTGATAAATTATTAGGTAACGATAGAACCCCGAATGTTGAAGGTGGAAAATTCCCAACTTATAATGCGTTAATGGGTAAATCAGACCCAATAGATTTAGGGAGTAAACGTTTCCCAATGAAAACGCCAGGTGATGGAACATCAACGACCACAAATACCAAAACTACAGTAGATGTAGGTGGCAAAATAACAGTAGAGTTTACTACACCCAATGGAAGTGAATTGACAAAAAAAATGTTAGATGATTGGGCAAACAGTCCACAAACTAAAGAATATTTCAAGAGTTTAACTGCACCACAGAATCCAACAAAGGCCCCAAACAAAACTACTTACGGTAATTAAAAATTAATGACTAACCTATTTATATAAAAAGAAATTAATGCCAAGTCCGTTAGATTTAGTAAACTCAGAAGCATTTAGAAAAAAACTAATTGTTAAGAATTTGGTACCTTATGCCAAAGCACCTAACAGACCCACGCCCCCAACTAACTACGAATACATTCAATCCGATGGTTCAGTTGTTGATAGTCCTGATGTATTAATTGATGAACCATCATTTGCAAACAAATTATACCCACTAAACGAGTGGGGTGCTGAAGGTGGATATAGACAAGTTCCTGACCCAAATGGTTTATTAAATACAATTTCAAACCAAGGTGAGTATGGTCCTGGACAACAAGACGCACATATTCTTGACCAAGGTATTGCTGAGGCGAAGAATTGGAAAAAGGTTAATGCGTACTCAAATGGAGGACAGGGTGTTTTAGATGCGGGTGAATTCATAACAAATCAAAACCAAGGTGGTATTACCGCATCCCTACAGTTATACAATAACCAACCATACCCAACAACGTTCAATCCGTCAAGTTATCCTTCAATCGGAATTTTATTATCACCAGACCCACAAGGTAGTAATGGTTTATTAAGTTCTGATTCATATATTGCCCGTTTAGGTGCTCAAGTTCTAAAAAAAGAATTTGAAAACAGAATTGCATCTGAAATAAAAAGGAATACAATTGGTAGAGCCAATGTGTTTAATGTAAGAAGTGGAACTGACATTCTCAATTTAGTTACAGGTAGAGTTCCATTGATTGAACCTAACTACACAATTACAGTACCTTCAAATCCCGTATTAGCTGCTACTGATTTCGCTTTGAGATTAGCTGGTAGTATTCTACCTATATCACCAATACCAGGTTCTTATTTTGACCCTAACGTGTCTTTAAAACAACCTACCACAATCCAACAGATGAATAACGCTTTTAGACAAAGCACTGTTGGTAAATTCTTTAATAGATTGTTGGGTGGTGGACAGACAGGTTCTCAAATCATGTATAATAACATGGGTGGTGGACAAAAATCAAGATTGTTTGGTAACCTTGATTATAACAAATACAAGCCGAGTTTTGACAGAACTTTATTTGATAGATTAGGTGGGGCTATTGTCGGTTCAACAACAGATAATGCTAACTATTATGTTGGTTCATTATCTTCAGACCCATCAAGAGTATTCTCACCAGCAGGTGCAATACCTGTAAACTCATATGGTATTGAACAACAATCACCAGTATATGGTCCATC